TTGGTGAATGTGACTCCGGTATTACCGTTGGCTTTTGTAAAAGTTGATCCAGTTGGACTATTGCTTTTGGTAAATCTACCTGTGTATGTAGCATTGTTAACTACGGTCTGTCTGTCCAATACACTCTGTGGAACAACTATTTCTACTCTGTCGTCATAACTTACTTCTTGTGCTTCTTCCAAGGTCAGCATGTAGCATGTGGTTCTTGAAGTTGGTCTTCTTTCTTCGCACTCTACTTTTCTATCTGGAATAGTTATAGCACCGCCTGGTGTTTCCATATCATCATAGAAAGCGTCAATGTCTACATCACGTTTTAGTGTTACTTGGAACAATTCCATGTTACGCCTCCAGTTGTAGTATGTCTAAGCCTACTTGTACAGTACCTGTGCTACCGCTTTTGTTTGTAACTCTACATGGTATATTTGTAGTTGGCGAACTTTCTAAGTTAAATCCAATAGCACCTGGACTAATAATAACAGTTTCTGCGCCTGTGGTAATTACTTCAGCAATAACACCTGCGTCTGATGTTGGATCAATACCCTCTGCCCTTGCCGCATCTGCTGTTCTTGTTGCAGCATTCACATACAATCTTACACGGGCCGCTTTGTCTGTTGTGATAGTCATTAATGTGTATGATTTGAATCCTGTAATGTCTAAGTCTGCTTCGGCACCATCTGCTAAACTGATTGTTGCGCCGATTGGAGGGGATCTGCTAGGTAAGCCACCACTAGCAAGTGTGTCATATGTAACTTCGCCTGTGGTTGGATTATATTCTAAACTGTGAGTGCCACTTGCGTTTCTAACTGGTTTAATTCTTAAACTACCTGCTTGAGTGTTGTTTAGAGTATTGCCAGTTGCGTTAATTACAATTGAGTTTGCGGCTTGGTTTAAAGGGCCTGCTTCTTTACCAATTGCTACTGCACCAGCACCTTGACCAACGTTACCAGCAGATACACCAATTGCTGTTGCACCAGCACCTTGACCTACTTGACCCGAATGTGCGCCAACTGCTGTTGCTTCTTCGCCTTGGGTATTAGTACCAGCTACAAAGCCAACTGCTGTGGCCCAACTTTCTTGAGCTGTTTCACCTGCTTGATATCCAATTGCTATTGCCAGTTGGCCTTGAGTAGTTGTACCTGCGCCTTTACCAATTGCTATTCCACGATATCCTTGAGTAGTTTTACCTGCGTCTTTACCAATTGCTATTGCTTCATCACTTTGATTTGTTAGTCCAGCACTTTCACCAAGTGCAATTTCTGATGGACCGTTGGCATTATTTTTATCACCTAAAGTGGCCCAAGTTGTAGCACCACCGCCACCTCCTCCGCCTGTAAGTAAAATACCACCTGCTGTTGTGCCGTCACCTATTCTAAGTGTGTTGTTTACTGGATCAACCCACACTTCACCATCTCTACCTACGTATGCTGTCGCAGTTGCCTTAATGTTCTTTGATATTATTTGTTTTGTAAGTGCCATGGTTTTCCCCTGTTTTGACTTGTTAGTTATATTTATTGGTATTCAATAGAAAACAGGGATAAGCAATTTACCCCTGTTTAATTTTACTAGATTTTATTTTATAGTCCGTTTGGTACTAACACATAATGTATTGTTAGAACAATAGCCACTGAGGCACCTAGACCAATCATCATCTTTTGAAAGTCTCTTGCTACTAGCGGAAATACACTCTTGAACTTACGCTTACCTGTGAAGCTGGCAATAGCAAGTTCACGTCCTGCTAGCATACCAACAAACACCCATGTAGTTGACATCGGTATATCGTTCAGCTCTTTGAAGAAGTACAAGCACAACCAATAGAATAGATCAATCAGCGTTGCTGACCTTACATATCTTGTGTTGTGTTTTTCTAATACAATCTCTTGTATCTTACCGCCACGTTCTCTAAACATAAAGAACAAGCCGCCAACAAATACAAAGCTGATTAATACCATAAGGTCTACTGGTACTTCACGTGGAAGGAATACAGCAATGTTGGCCATGTCATGTGACAACCAAGTCCACCATAATCCGCCTGTTGCTACCCACTGTGCTATGCGCCAGTAATTTTTATTCTTTTCAGCAACTGGTGCTGTTTCGTCCATCCATCTGCTAATAAAGTACCAAGCAAAATATGCGAACATTGCCGCAATACCATAACCCATTATACTTTTCATAAGCATCTTCTCTAATACAAATGTACTTGCGAAAGCACTTAGTACTAGGAAGCTAGTTGATACAGGTACACCTTTGCGTGTTAGTAATACAAGTATGCCCGGTGCCGCGGCATGATACCATTGTACCTCTTGCCATGGAATCTTGTTTAGTCTGCCGTAACTGATGTCTCCACCATTTACATGCCAACCATACCAGAGTGTAGCGAGTAATACTGCGCTTGCGGCTCCCCATAATGTTTTGTAAGTAAATCTCTCATTGTTTGATGCCATCCATGTACCGAGAGTCTGTACTGAATCGTTTGCTATCACAGCATAAGCTGCGAATAAGAAGCCAACAAGGCTCCATAAAGTGAGTGCGTCCATAATAATCTCCTTTGCTTGACGGCTTTACCCCGTCGCTCACAAATATAATACTGTTGTATTACAAAAATTATTTATTACTCAACAAACCTATACAATACCTAATAGAGATGCAATAACAGAACCTGCAATAACACCAACTAATCCCCAAGCTAATACACCTAGTTCACCTTCAGTTTTAGTTGTATCAACTACTTTAGTTCCAATTAGTCCGCCTATACATGCGCCTATAGCGACTGATGCAAAAAACATTATATTTCCTTTTTTATTTGATAAACTGTGCTAGTTGTGGTGCTTTCCAGCCCTCTGGCTTTAGCACTTTTCCGTCAGCACGTTTGATTACCTTGTTTGTAGTTGGATCAATCTTAGCAAAGTTTGTATCCATTACTTCTTTCCAAGCACCTTCTCCGTCCCAACCTGCGGCACGTACTGCGCCCATAGTAACAACCAAGATATCAATTAGTGCGTCTAGTTGTTCTACTTTGTCGTTGTCTTGGATAGCTTCTTCTAGCTCGTCTGTTTCCTCACGGATTAGATCGAGATACATTTTGTAGTTTGCTTCACTTGGTGGTTGGTCACATGCTGTACCAAATGTTTCGATGTCTTTGAATGGATTTGTCATTTATTTGCCTCTGTTATCATTTTAATATTCTGTTTAATCTTAGCATTAAACTCAGCGTCTGTCAAGTTATAGTTTAATCCTTCACTTAATGCTCTTGAAAAACTAGCAGTAACGTCTGCGTTAGCGCCTAACCTACGACATGCTTCTTGTGTAGCATAACCGCCACTTAGGAACACAACACGTTCTACATTAGGAAACACGGTAAGGTTGTGATACAAGTTAGGTACTTCTGGCGGTGTTAGTTTAAGAATACATTTGCCTGGAAACTCGTCTAAGAACTCTTGTAAATGAAACATAAGAGCGCCTTCTACTTCGCCTTTGATAGGATGGTCAATTGGTACTTCAGGTTCAATAATTGGTACAAGTCCATACTCGCAAATAGTGCGAGCAAGTGTAAACTGTTGTTTAAGTACAGGGTGTACCATTCCTGTACCGTGTACAATGCTTCGCATCTTTGTACCATAAATTTTAGGACCAATGCCGTTTGTAGCAAACTCTAACATTTGCTTTACTGGAAACTGTTTGAGTGTTCCATCTTCATCACACCCACTGTCAATCTTTAGGAACGTGTCAATACCTTTTTCATCAAGCACATTAACCATACCTCGTGTTACTGTGTCTTGGTATAGTATTGCCGCCCAGATGTTTTTGTCATTAAAGTCTGGTGAGTTAACCATACGCATACGCATTTCGTGTACACGTTCCATTTTGTTATCTTCTGTGTACTCACGTCCGTAGCGTTCTAATACGCCTCCGGTTGAACCACCACTGTGATCCATTGCTGCAATAAATCTCGGATCACTCATAACTCTCTCCCGTCTGACGGAAGAAGTTCTCACTCCAAAATGCCTTATCATCAATCCAAATGTCGTAGTTTTCTTTTTCGCCAACACTTAGTTCGTGATGCTTGGCTCCCCAACCATCTAATTGATTTTTAGTTAAGTCATAATAGTCAATCTTACTTACACAACCACGAGCAGTCATATACTTAATTGTATGTCCTGCGTCATATAAGGCATTTACTTTGGCAATCCTGTCGTACATTGGGATATGATTAGCATAATCTTTTTTACCACCACTGTCAGGTATAATCACTTCTTTACAGATTGTTCCGTCAATATCAATTACGTATTTCATTCTACCACCATCCTAATTTTTTTGTGTTGTGTATAATAATAGCAAAGCAAGTAAGGATATGAACTATCCACCAAAATGTTCTGATAGCTGCTACTGCGTTTGCTTGATTATCTGTTTCGCCTACTTTTTCACCTAAGCTCTTGGCCCAAATTCTCCACCACTTTTTCATACAAATAAACTACTCACACTTTCTTCATTTGTAATACGGCGCATTGCTTCGCCAAATAATGGTGCTAAACTTACTTGTCTAACTTTTGTACTTTTGCCATCATAAGGAATACTATCACTGATAACTAATTCGTCTAGTTTACTAGCTTCAATCTTTTTACTAGCACCATTGCTTAGTACACCATGTGTAATGTATGCTCTAACACTTAGTGCGCCAGCATCCAAGATAGCTTCTGCGGCTTTACATAGTGTGCCTCCACTATCAACAATATCATCTACTAGGATAGCATGTTTACCTTTAACATCACCAATCAGTGCCATTACTTCACTAACACCTGCTCGAGGTCTACGTTTGTCTACAATAGCAATATCTCCGTGGAACATATCAGCAAACTTACGAGCTCTTACAGCACCGCCTGCGTCTGGTGAAACAAATACTGTCTCTACAGTATTAATGTCACTGCCGTCTTTGTAAAATTGTTTTTTAATGTCTTTAGCAAACACTACACGGCTTGTTAAATCGTCCACTGGAATATCAAAAAAGCCTTGAATCTGTCCTGCGTGTAAATCCATTGTAAGTACACGATCTGCGCCTGCTGTAGTTAGCAAGTCAGCAACTAGTTTGGCAGTAATGGGTGTTCTTGAAGCACTTTTACGATCTTGGCGTGCGTAACCAAAGTAAGGGATAACTGCTGTAATACGACTAGCACTACTACGCTTGGCAGTATCAATCATTATCAGCATTTCCATTAAACTATCGTTAACTGGTGTACAAGTGCTATTCACTAAAAAAACATCCGCACCACGAATGTTCTCATGTACTTCTACACATATTTCTCCATCACTAAACCGATTTAGTTCTGCTGGAACCAACTCAGTGAAGCAATGATCAGCAACCGCTTTAGCAAAAGCAGTATTGCTACTTCCTGTAATTATTTTCATATTTTCCTCGTTTATTAAACTGCGAACGATTCGCCACAGCCGCAACTAGCAGTTGCGTTAGGGTTAACAACAGTAAGGTAACTGCCGCCTAATTCTTGTACGTAGTCAACTGTACATCCAAATAAGAACATCTCAGCCATTACGTCAATAACTAAAATATCGTCGATTAAATTACCCGATGCTTCATCACTGAAGTTCCATTCATATCGAAAGCCACTACAACCGCCGCCTTTAACATCTAGTGTAACATAGCGTTTGTTTTCGTTTTCAATCATCTTATTAAGATATTGTTTTGCTGAGTCTGATATAGTTAGTTTCATAATGTTATTTATTTTAAGAACCTTCTCCAGGATTTTCGCTAAAGTGTTCCCATTTACCTTCAACGCCATCCCATTTTTCAGCATCAGGTAATGGATCTTTTTGCTCAAAAATTACTGGCCAGATGTCAGCATACTTTTGATTAGTCTCAACCCAAGCGGCGGCGCCATGTGCTGTATCAGGTTGAATCGCATCTGCTGGGCATTCTGGCTCACAAACGCCGCAATCAATACATTCTTCTGGATTAATTACAAGCATGTTTTCACCTTCATAAAAGCAGTCCACTGGACAAACTTCTACACAGTCTGTATACTTACACATAATACATGCGTCATTGACAATATACGTCATATACTATTTTGCTTTCTTTTGTGCGGCCAGGTAGGCAACAATCATTTTATCTTTAGTTAAACGTCGATCTAATTCTACACCAAACTTTTCTTTAGCAAGGTCGTCAATATCTTTCTTTGTCATTTTTTCTAATGATGCTTTTGTTTCGCCTTTAGTAACTGTTTTACTTTTTTTAGGTTTTACTGTAACAGTTGTAATTTTTTCAGCGTTTTTAATTTTTTGTTTTGCTTCAGATGCATCAGCTATTACTGGTTCTGGTCCACCTGATAATGGATATGCTATACCCATTAGTTTTTTTAATTTATCAAACATTTTTACTCCTTAAAATATTCCTAGTATTAGTTTACAATCTTCACTCATCATTTCAGGACCCCATTGTGGATCAAATGTAATGTTTACATCAACATCGTCAACACCGTCTACTGAATTTGAGGCGCTTTGTACATCCGCAATAATATCGTCTGCCGCAGGGCAAAACGCACTTGTTAAGCTCATTGTAATTTTACATAGCTGATTATTTATATCAATATTATATATTAATCCTAGATCGTAGATATTAACAGGAATCTCCGGATCATAAACTTCTTTTAAGTTTTCTACTATTTTATCGTGTATTAGGGTTTTGTCAACATCTTGAATGTCAACATGTCCTGTTTCTTCTTGAACCAAATTTCTACTCCATTTGTACTATCATTATATCTAAAACCTCCATAGTTAGTACCAAAGAGTTCATCAAGTAAAAAATGAACTCCTCTTGGTTTACTATATCGGCTGTTGTCTCTAAGTATTACAGTACAATAATATCCATGTTCTGTTTTCCAATTAGCACACCATTCTAACTCAGCCAGGTCGATAGATGGCACTGTTTGCTCCATGCTCACTACATTCTGCTTCTACACAATAGCAACGATTGTCTGTTGCTTCACGTATAAGTTTGTTTGCGAAGTTAAATGCGTGTTCAGCAAACTTCTCTGCTCCAACACCATCTAGTACTGTAATTTCTGCTAGTCCCATGTTCTCAAGTTCTGCGAACTTATACAAGAATGGATCTTCACGATCAATTACTGTCTTGTGGTCAAACGTATCTTCTAACCATTTCTTTAGTGGCTTTAGTCCACCAAAGTCTACAGCCCAATTACGATGATCTAGTTCATCACAACCAAATGTAAACTTAAATCCCAAACTGTATCCATGTAGGAATCTACAGTGTGAATGATCTGCGTGTGGCTGACGGAACACCGCTGATAGTCCGATGTTGTGTCCGTATGTTTTTGTGCTTAAATGCGGCATATTCTTCTCCTATATTACAAGGACGGAGTATTTAGAGTGGGGCGATCCTGTGAAGTCCACTATACTTACTTATCTTTGTTCAATTACACGATCAGCTAGACCGTAGTCAACTGCTTCTTGTGCTGTTAAAAATGTATCACGATCCATGTCACGTTCAAAATCTTCATATGTCTTACCACTAGTATTATGCTTAACATACAGATTTGTCAACTGTTTTTTCATGTGTGTGATCTCTTTGTACTGGATCTCAATATCACTTTGCATGCCTCTGGCACCACCGCTTGGTTGATGGATCATTGTACGACTATTTGGTAATACCATACGCTTACCAGTTGCCCCTGCCTGTGCTAGGAAACTTCCCATACTACATGCTTGTCCGTTTACAACTGTTACTACGTCTGGTTTAATGTACTGCATTGTATCATAAATGCTCATGCCACTAGTAATAACACCACCAGGGCTGTTAATATACAATGTAATGTCAGCATCTGGATTTTCACTTTCCAGAAACAATAACTGACTAACAATTAAATTAGCCATATAGTCTTCTACTTGACCGTTTAGCATTACTACACGGTCTTTGAGCAAGCGACTGTAGATATCATAACTACGTTCGCCAGCACTTGTTTTGTCAATTACGATGGGCACTAATGCCATGTGTTGTTCTCCATTTGTTTTCTATATTCACAATAATAATCTCTCCAGCCTATCCATAATCCATATGATATCACTGCGCCAATGATAGGTATGTTAAAAAATGCCACTAACATAGAATATGATAAACATACGCTAGCTACATAATCGTACCATCTTATCATCCAAATACTCCAAGGTCTTTAAGAGCAATCTGAATTGCTTTTGATTGATAATAAGCATCATCATCTGCTTTGTGTAAGTTTGTTTGAAATTGCTTACGTGGATCTTCACGTAGCATTTGTATTAGTGTACGTGAGTCCAATACTTGCCAGAAGTACCAGGGCGCATTACGTCCACTAGCACGATACATATTCTCAAGTATGGTATAATCAAAGCCATAGCCTTGACCCCAAAATGTATCTACTCCAACAATCCATTTGTTAAGGGCAGCTAAAAATTCTGTAACTGTTA